ACAAACGGCAAAGCGTGAAAAGTGTATAAACATAGTTCTTAATGGTGACGTGATAGATTCGCATAGACTTTCAAGACATCCACAAGAACCAGACGCGCCGAGGTTTTTACAAGAACTTGAATTGACAAGGCAATTTTTAAGAGGTTTGCGCAATGAGTTTCCAGACGTTCGAATCATATTCAAAGCTGGTAATCATGAAGATAGGTTGCAAGCCTATTTAGTTAAGAACGCAGACGCCGTTCAAGAATTAATTAATTGGCCTAGCTTATTACATCTTGATGAACTTGGAATTGAATTCGTAGAGTCAGGTCAGTTCATGAAAGTTGGTAAAACGTTTATTGCTCACGGCCATGAATTCAAAGTGAGTGGCGGTATTAATCCCGCAAGAAATCTATTGCTAAAGACATATTCAGATACTGTTATTGGCCACGTGCATAGAACAAGTTTTTCGAGCGGTAGGAGCTTAGAGAATAAGTTTATAAAGTGTTATTCAATTGGTTGCTTGTGTAAATTGGTTATGAATTACATGCCTCATTCAAATAGCAATCACGGCTTTGCGATTATCGATCAAGATGGCGGTGTGAAAAATTACTTAATTGAAAACGGAATAGTATTGCAATGATGAATCGAAATTTCATAGCGTGTTTTATGTGGGCTTTACTTATGCTTTTGATAGGCTTAAGTTACGGTCATTCATGCAACAAAGGCTCTGGAGGTAAAAGTGATACTAGCGTTGTAACCAAATTAGTTGAGCGTCCTGTTTACATCAAAGACACAATCAAAGTGAAAAGCGTTCAATTAAAATACAAAGACTATTTTCATACAGATACAGTCGACATTCCTTGCAACGATACGAATTTTATAGCCCAAGCAGATTCAGTAATCACGTCCACAAACGACACGATAAACATGGCGTTCAATTACACTAATCGCAGGGGCTATTTTTCTTTAGTCTATAGACCACGTCCAGATTCTATTCAAGTGAAAACAATTACCGTTCCAGTTGAAGAAAAACAAAACTATGGTTATTTAGTTGGCACGTTTGGGCTTGGTTTGGTTTTAGGAGTATTGGGAGGAGTGAAAAAATAATGCCAGCAAAACACATTCAAAAAGGCAAAGTGAATCCACACTTGGCGGCGCATTCTTTTGCGAACAAGCCAGAATACAGAAACAACAAAGGACGCCCGTCTGGTTCTATTGTGTACGTTAAAGACTTGGCAAAGATAGCAGCGGAAGAACTTGCAAAGCCCGGAAAAACAAAAGAGACTATTGCGCAAGAAGTTATTCATATGCTGATTCATAAAAAGATTTTGGACAAAGAAGACATGGCAGCAATGAAGGTTCTTATTGATTTGCTTTCACATTTGAATACAAATGTTCAAGAAGCGAATGTCATGAAAATTGAGTGGGGTGGCAAAAGTGGAAACGATAGTCAGGATTAAACCTCATGCAAAACAACTTGAAATCATTAACAATCGGAATCGGTTTAATGTTATTCGGTGCGGGCGTCGCTTTGGTAAGTCTTATCTTGCTTTTGCTCTTGCCCTTGAAAAGATGCTGGAAATTGATGGAGCGATGGTTCTTTACACCGCGCCCAGTTACACGGAACTCAAAGGACGGCAAAATGAAGCAAGACAATTATTTGCGCCACTTGGAGCAACTTTCAAAGACGGCGAAATTAAACTAGGTAATTCGCAATTGAATTTAGAAGGCATTTGGCGCGCGGATGGTTTACGAGGTAATAAGTTCCACAGAGTGATTCTTGACGAGTGGGCACATTGCCCAAATGCAGAAGACGCTTGGAACTTTGTTATAAGCCCAATGCTAGCAGATTACGAAGGCGATGCGTATTTCTTTTCGACACCAAAAGGCAAAAACCATTTTTATGAAGTCGACCAGAATTCAAATATATACTCCGATTGGCAATCGTTCCATTACTCAACTTATGAGGGCGGACAGATTAAAGAATCCGAAATTGATCGCCAAAAGGAACAGATGCCGTCAGTTGTTTTCGCTCAAGAATTCCTTGCGGAATATGTCGATCGTTCCGCTAGTAAAGTTAAGCGGGATTGGATCAAGATTTCAGATAACAAACAATGCACGGCTTACTATATTGGTGTCGATCTTGCAATCAGCCAAAAAGAAACAGCGGATTATACGGCGATCGTTACAATTGGCACGACTTCACAAGGTGAGATAGTGGTAGTTGACGCTAAGCGAGGGCGCTGGAGCTTTGTAGAAATTGGCGCAGAAATTATTGCAATGGAATCCAAGTGGCAAGCCCGTGTAGTTGCGGTCGAATCAAACCAAGCGCAAGCCTATATGGTGCAAGAACTTAAGAGAAATACAAAGATGAATGTTGTTGGTGTTGTTTCAACACGTGACAAAATTACAAGGTTTCAACCAGTTGAAGCACGATATGAGCAAGGCCTTGTTTTTCATGTAGGTCACTTAGATCCAGACTTTACAGATGAACTTTTGAGCTTTACAGGAACGCCACAAGATAGGCACGACGATTATATAGACGCACTTAGCCATGCGTTCAATGCTATTCGCAAAACTCCGAGCATATACATATGAGTTTACTTGACGATATCAGACAAAGAATTTCAAATGCTATTTTGCCTAGTGGCAAAAGGCTACAACGTCCATATCAATCGTATTCAGGATATAGACAAGTTGCTTCAATTCCACAAGGAAACGAGCTTGCAATGAGTTTGCGTGGCACGGTGTTTGCGTGTTTACAACACAGAGCAAATGCGTTAAGTGCTATTCAGTTCAACACGTTCAAAGAACACAACTTTACAAAGTCTGAACTTGGTAACGATAATTGGGCGGCTCACTTAATAGCGAATCCGAATCCGTATTTTACACGTTCACAAGTTTTTAGCTTTATTGAAAATTGGCTTTCAATAAACGGTAACTGTTTTATATGGACGCCAACAATTGGCTACAAAGTTCCGCTTCAAATGTGGGTTTTGAATCCTACGAGAGTACGTGTAATCATGGGAGGGGACAACTTTGTTCAAGGGTATACCTATCAAAGCGTTTCAGATGGCTTAATCCCTATTCCAGAAAATGAAGTAATTCACTTAGCAAGAGTACATCCAGCGGCTAGGCCAGATGAAATCGTAGGAATGAATATGTTTGGTGTTGGTCTGGTTACGGCTGCTCTTGATTATGCAAATATCGATGTTGAAGTAAGTGAATACTTACATAGGCTTTTTGCAAATAATGCCGTGCCGCCTTTGATAGCAACGTTCCCTGAAAGGTTCGATATTGAAGAATGGCACAAGCTAAAATCTTCATGGAATGAGGAACTCCCAGACTACAAATTGCGTGCCTTGTTAGGGGGTGGAATGCAATTGCAATTACCTCCAAAAAGTGAACTAGGAATTAATTACGATTCAGTTAGCAAAGACACGAGAGCGCAAATTGCTCAAGTCTTTGGCGTGCCGCCGGGAATGCTAACAGGTGAATTCCAAAACAGAGCAACAGCAGAAGTTCAGTTTGCAATCTTTAGACAGAACACAATCGATCCAGAAGCAATCTATATTGCGGAAGAATTTACAAGGCATTTTAGACGCTTTGAAGAAGATATTCTAATAGAACCCGTTCCTTATGCATACGCTGATCCCGAAATGGATATGCGCAAAGAAGAATTCGAATTGAAGTGGGGAATCAAGACTATTAATGATGCAAGAAAAGAAAGAGGCTATGATGCTGTAGAAGGTGGCAATATTCCACTTATAGGAAGCGGGCTTGTTCCTTTGTCAATAAGTACAGAACCAAAACCAATAGCGCCCGCTCCGCAGTTAGCAAATAGAAGTCTTAACTTAGTTACGGCCAACGCTAAAGATTTATTCTGGCGTAATTACGATACCCTTACAACAGCAACTGAAAATGAATTAAAGATTGTTGTTTCTGGTATGGTGAACACACTTGAAAACCAAGCCTTTGATATTGTTCGCAATGAAGGAATAAGCGCAACTACTTTAGACGTGACTAATGAGCAACTAGACTTATTCGATGCTACGGTTCAAGAAGCTTGTGACAGAGTTCAACAAAGATTGCTTATAGATTTAGGTTTAGGCATTGAAGATTTGACAAGTCAAACAGGCCAAGAAATCACAGCTTTAGTTAATGAAAACAGCGCAAAAATATCCGAATCAATCGGAGTTATTAGAAGCGAAGTTCAAGCTACTTTAGCAGCGAATGCAAGCAAATCAAGTGCAGAATTAAGAGAGATTCTAAAACAGCAATTTGCAAGCCTTAAGACAAGTCGTGTAAACATGATTGCAAACACAACCGCTGCTAATGTAACAAGTGGAATGCAATATAGTGTATATAAAGGCCAAGGCTATAAGATGGTCTGGCTAACACAAAGAGACGGCCGTGTACGTCCGAGTCATGCAGCAATGGAAGGGCAAACACAAGGCGAAGACGGTTACTTCGATGTTATAACAGAAAAGAAAGATAAAGACGGTAATATCATATCGACCACCGTAGAGAAAGCGCCACGTCCACTTGGTGAGGGCTTAAGCGCTTCGAATGCAGTGAATTGCAGATGTCAATTATTCCCAGTGGAAGTCTAATGGCATACATACCTACAAAAGGAATGCAAGAAGAAGCCGAGCGTGCAATCAAGTGGAAAGAAGAAGGCCGTAAAGGTGGGACTCGAATAGGCTTAGTGAGAGCAAGACAAATTCTAAGAGGCGATCCAATGAGTTTGGATATTGTCAAAAGAATGTACTCTTACTTTTCTAGACATGAAGTTGACAAACAAGCAGAAGGTTTTGAACCTAATGAAAATGGTTATCCATCCGCAGGCCGTGTTGCGTGGGGCTTGTGGGGTGGTGACGCTGGTTACTCATGGAGTACAAATATAGTTGAAAACTTAAAGAAACAAGGATATAACATGAATATATTAAAAAGAGAATTTGATCTTATAAAAAAAGATTATTATGAACATGAAGAAGAAGAAAAAAGCGTAGTTGAGGATATCTACACTTTTGTAGTGTCGACTCCAGAAGTTGACCGTTATGGAACAATCATTGTTCCAAGTGGCATAGACTACACATCATACTTGAACAATCCGATTGTTTTAGCGCAGCATGATTCTGACGATTGGCCAATAGGCAAATGTCTAGGTTTTGCCATGAATGGCGAAAACTTAGAAGCTACTTTGCAATTTCATAGAATAACAGATGAAGCTTGCGAAGTTGCGGACTTGGT